CTGCTACATCTAAAGCTTTTGAATCTATAGGTCAAGCAATTGATTTTATAGATGAGAAGCTTGCAGATGGTCCTATTCTTCCTCCAGGTACGTTTAAACGAGGTCAATTTAAAGTTCTTACAGATGCTTTTCTTTTAACTACTCCGTTTACTAAACCTTACTTAAAAGCAGGTTTTGATAATCTTAGACATAAAGTAGGTAGTGCTTGGGATGTTACAACGACAGCTAATCCTAGAGTTTCTAAAGAAATGGCAGTAAGTTCTATTATTGAAGAAGATGGAGTTAAATTTGCTGATACCGCAGGTACAACTGTAGAAGCTGTGGTAGCTGAGAATGTTCTACCAGACTACATAGAAAGATCTAAACCTAAAGTAGAACCTGATATTAATGATCGTTTAGCTACTGAATTTAGTGATCCTGATCCTAGAGTACAAGCTAAGATTGATCTTCTATTTGATGATAATATCATTAATAAGCAAGAACGACTCATTGATTATGAGCGTAGAGCTAATATCCATCAAGGAACTAAACTCTACTACAATCAAGCTAACTCACATTTTAACATGATTGATACTCGTCTTGAAGGTAAGATGGTATTTACTCAAGGTCCAGATTACGCATTTACAACTAAGAAAGCTGTAACTAATGCAGTAAATGAATTAACAAAGAATATACTTGAGCTTGAAGCTAAAGACCAAGGTAAAGTATTTGTTAGAGATATCAAGACTAATACTCGTTACACTCCAGAACAATTTGATAAACTCAATAAGACTCGTGGTCAGTTTAATGTTGAGTGGGAATTTAAAAAGAACTACAAACTTCTAGACAATGAGATTCTAGGTCAAGGTTTAGCAGATACTAATATATCATTCTTTGGCTTTGGTGGTAACATTGGTAATGCTCTTAAACGATCAGTCGTAGGTGAGTTCTTATTTAGTACTGGTACTACTGCAGGTTGGTATGAAAGAGCTAGAGCTGCTCTAAGTCCTAAAGCAGGTAGAACTAAATCTGATATTACTGTTCAATTAAACTATCTTATTGATACTAATAAACCGTTGCATAAAGATATTCGAGCTATGGTTAATCAAATGGAAGTAGAAGGTAAAGATTTATTCTCTACTGCAGAACTATCTAGAAACCATCCAGAACTTACAACAACACAGATTGCTAAGTTAGATGAGATCCAACAAGCTTGGAGAGCTACACAAGATACACTCTTTGATATAACCAATCAAGGTGAGAAGACTCGTCTCATTAATAATGGATATGATAAAGGTATTTATATTAACAATGAATACAAAGGTCCTGTAAAACAAGTATTCAATCTTCTTGATGATGAAGTACCTACTAAAGTATTAGACTTTGAAACAGGTCAAATTGTAGAATTCAAAGCAGATAAATCTAAAGGTAATGCTGCTAACTCTAAAGGTCAGCAACTTGTTAAACTTGATGGTAAACACGTAGTAGATAATGCTGCTGTTGAATATGGTCTATTAAGTAAGAACGCTGAACTAGGTATCTTACCACAAAGAGTTCTAAACAAACTACCTGGACACAACTATAAAGAATATAAGAGCCACTTCTTTGTCGAAGTAAGACCTAAAGTTATTGAGTTAAATGGTAAAGTCCTACAAAAAGGTGATCCAAGATACAATGAATTTGTTAAAGTAAAAGGTACTGCTACGACTCGTTACGAAGCAGATATGCTTGTTGAACAACTTAAACAAGAACTTGGTGGAGACTTTGATATTCTAGAACCAAGACAAGCTAAAGAAGGTTCACTTACAGACTTTACTGCTGAGTACAAACTTACAGAAGATAACTATAGAAATGCTTTATCTCGTAATCAAGATATCAGAACAGTGCAAGGTGACTCAGTTCTTGTTGATCCTTTAGAGGCACTTAATAACGCAGCAAACCGTATTTCTAGAACTGCAGCTTACAGTCAATTCGATAAAGCATTTAAAGAAGCTTATGTAAGAGACTTCAAACCTGTTCTAAAAGGTGGAGAGTTTCCAACATCTTTAGATGATATCAGTATTGCTGGTAAAGAAGCTTCACCTCAACTAAGAACTATGGTTAAAGATGCTCAAATGGTATGGAATCGTCATACACATTTCCAAAACAGAGCAGCTGGATCTGTAGATAGATTCATGCAAAACTCTTTACATGGTCTAGCAGATGTATTTGAGAAGGTTAAATTTAAAGCAGGTTCTGATTTAGCTAGAAGAACAGGTGATCTTGGTGCTTATCCTATTACTGGATTCCCTAAGAAACTAGCTTCATTGGCATTGATTACTTATCAGTTCCCATTACGTCACATGGTTATCCAACCTATGATGTTCTATGCGCAATCAATTGTGTTCCCAAGTACGTTTAAACAGACTATGAAGAAAGCTCCGATTGCTGTTATGGAGTTATTAAGTGGTCATCCTACATTAAGAGAACATGGTACAAGACTAAGAGAGTTCTTAACTAAAGAAGAACGAGTAGAGTTTGATAAAGAAATTAAAGCTTTAAGAAGTCTAGGTGTTTTAGAATCTATTGACCAAAACTTAGCTGTTATGGAAGTTCTTAAAGGTAAGACAGTATCATTAGCTGAAAGATCTACCTTAGCAGGTAAAGCATTTGGTGCTCTTAAAGATGTAGGCACAGCCACTACGAATGTATTTAATCGTTATGGCTTTACAGCAGGCGCATTAACTAACAGAGTTGGTCTATTCTTACAAACTAAAGAAAGATGGAAAGCTTCTCATCCTGGTGAAAGATGGGATACACCACAAAATATCCAAGAAATTGCGTTCCAATCATGGAAACAATCTGGTGCTATGACCTCTTCTGGTGCATTGGCTTTCCAAAGATTACCTTTACTTGGTTTTGTAACACAGTTCCAAGCGATTAATCTTAAAGGTTTCATGAATCTAATTCAAGATAATGCTACTAATTTAAGTAAAGTAGATAGAGTTAAACTTACTGCAGCTAGAATGTTAATCCATGGTGTTGAATATGGTACTCCTCTTGCTGGTGGTAAACTCTTATATGATTACTTTGTAAGCAGTGAAGATGAAAGCATTGTACAAAATGCAGAACTCTTAAGAAGAGGTGCTCTTGATATAATAGCTAATGACATGATGCAGTTGGTTACTCAAGGTGAAACTGATTTCTCATTAAGTGAAAGCTCATCTATCAATGCAACTAACTTCTTTGCAGATATTTTAAAAGAACAAATCAACTTCTATAGATTTGTAACTGGTGATCCTAGAGTACAGAAACCTAATATTCCTTCAGTATCTGTAGGTATCAGAGCTTATGAAAGATTCCAATCAGCAGCTGACATATTTGCATACAATGATGTTACTGGTGATTCATTCTTAAAGAGTATTGGTGAGATAGCTCAGATTACTTCAGCTGGTAATAACTTTACTAAAGCTATGACTGCTATAGCTGGTGAAGAGCTTATCACTAAGAATGGTTATAATAAAGATCTAAAACTTACAACTGGTGAAGCTTTTGCTCAGATGGCAGGCTTTAAAACTAGACGTGAATTAGATCAATGGAAGATTGAAGAACTTAAGATGACCAAAGAACGAAGAATTACTGAAGCCGTTGATGGTTTTGATAAAGAGATTATCCACGTTCTAAAGAATGAACCATCACCTGAGAAGTTCTTTGCTGTGATTAATATGCAGATTAGTGCTATGGAGAAGACAGGTAAGTTCTCTCCAAGCGAAATGGATCGTATTGTTAAGGGTCTTATGGAAAGAGATAGACGTAGATTTGATTCAGATAAGACAACAAGCTTAATTAATTATATAATGAATACAGATGCTATGGATGCTGATATGAGAAACATTATCAATCGCTTCTCTGCTTCTGGAGATCCAGTAGTAAAAGACTTAGTAAAAAGAATTAAAGAGAATAGTAAACCACAACAAGATATATTTAAGGAATAATTATGGCAAAAGCACCTGACTTTCAACAAATCATGCAAGAGTATAACGTAAAACCTTACGTTGCTGAACCTATTGTAAATAGAGCTCCTGGTTTAAGAAAAGGTGCTGAACTAGGAGCTATTGCTGATATAGGAGGAACAATCATTAAAGGTGTTCAAGCTTATGATAAAGCTAAAACTCTTGAAGGTGTGACTCAACAAGTTAATGATATTGTCAATGAACAACAACAAAGAAGTCTTGGTGGTGTAGCTTCTCTTGAAAAAGATGTTATGGGAACTCAAGCCCAAATGGAACAAGTTAAGAAAATGGCTGGATATGATGAGACTTATCCAATCATGCTTAATCAACAATTAAGTAAAGATGTAGTAGGTATTCAAAATGTACTTACTGATAAAGCTGATCGTTTAGTAAGAGCTAAAAACCAAGGAGTAATGACTGAGTTTGAACTTAAAGAAAGACTCTCTAAGATTACTCGTGAAGCCTTAGCTGCTAATCCTGCTTATGCTCGTGAGATAGCTTCTCATGTAGGCACGATTGCTGAAGTTAATAACTTATCTGCTAGAGTTAGTCAAGACGTTAATATTATTAAACAACAACAAGCATCTTTTGATGCTCAAGTTAAGCAACTCGAAAATCAAGCTCTTCAAAATGAAATCAATATTTATAGTCCTAAATATCAGAACCCAGATGGTTCTAAAAACTATGACAAAATTGCTCAAGATACAGGTGAAAAGATAGAGAAGAAAGCTTTATTTAATGCTGTTGACCAATCAGTTAAAACTAATCAAGCTATCTCTAATCTTAATGCTCAACAAGTATCTGATTCAGGTCTTCACTATAAAGTTACAGATGCTGTGACTGACAATATTAATTCTCAGTTTGATAGTATTCTTAAAAACAATACTATTGCAAATAAAGAAATGGCATTTACACAAGTAGCTAACAACGCTACAATTTTAGCTAGAAGAGCATTTGTTATTAACAATGTTAATCCTGATGATCCTAGAATCAAACCAGCTCTAGACTTATTTGATAGTCAATTAAAACTTATTCAAGACACTTATGTTAAACAAGCTAATGGTACTTATACAGCTGAACAAGCTAAGAATAGACTCTCTGGATTAGTGGATACTAAAAAGTATGAAATGTATAGTAAGACACCTTCACTTATTGAACTTGAAGCTAAAGCTAATGTCTTTGAAAAATTGTCTCCAAGAAGTCAAGCTCAATTACAAGTACAATTTGATAATTTAATTAAAGATATACTCACTACTTCTGATAAAGTAATGGGCACAGATTATGATAAATCTGATGCTGCATTTACTACGAAAGTTGGAGGCAAGGATACTGTTGCTAAATCATTCCTTGATGAAAACATTAAAATTACTTCTACTGAAAAACGAGGAGGTGCAGAACTAGAAGCTACACTATCTAAATATATAGCCAAATTGGATACTAATCCTGCTACTGGCAAACAAATTACACAAGACTTAATCAGGTCTTTAGCTAATCCACAGTTTAAACAAGTTGCGTCTGAAATTAAAGACCCAGCAATCTTGTCAGGATTACAAAGACATATCTCTGACTATGTACCATTATTGAATAACGCAGTTAATCAGTTTAGGATTACCAATCCAGGTAATTTAAACGTGACATTTAATGATAAAGATGGTACTATTGTCGTTACTGGTACTGACCAAGATGCACGATCAGTTAATCAGTTTAACGCACAAACTGTAAGGAGTATCAATGAAACATTTACTGCTTTCTATACTACTAGCGGTTTATCTTTATCCGCGGCTAGGGTACAATTCTACGGAAAGTTACCATCACTCGTACCTACAGGAACTTTGGATAAAAAAAACCCTGAGTCTACAGTAAAAGGGGCATCTGTAGACTTAGTGATCCCCAAGCTGGCTCAAATTGAGTCTGGCAATCAACACTTAGATGTAAAAGGTAATCTTACTAAATCTCCTACAGGAGCATTAGGTAAGTATCAAATCTTACCATCTACAGCAAAAGATCCAGGATTCGGTATTACACCAATACCTGACTTAGCTAAAGCACCAGAAGCTGAGCATAAACGCTTTGCTACTGACTACTTATCAGCTATGTTAAAAGAATTCGGTAACGATATGGAGAAAGCTTTAGCAGCTTATAATGCAGGACCTGCAGTTGTAAGAAATGCTATTGATATTGATCCAATAAACTGGAAGAAACATATTACTGTAGAAGCTAAAAACTACATTAATAAATTCGCATCCCTATAAAAAAGTAAGGCTATAACAAACAACTCTGATCAGGGAGAGGCAGCCCTAATAGAATCTTTACGTCTGCTATAGCCTTAAGGGACGATTAAACTACTTTGATTATCATCACAGGTAGGTTCTTCTTTTGAGTATACTTGATACCATATTCAGTACCTTTACTCTTACCATCCCATATTACCAGAACCTTATCTGCATTGTCAATCATTTGTTTATTTCTAATGAAGAAATATTTACTACTAAACTCTACCGTTTGATCTATTAAATGATACGGTAAAAATTCTACAAAGTCAAATCCATTTGCTTCTGCATACTTCTTTGACAATTGATCTACACCTTTAGCACATCCTGATATAAATGTAGGCTTGCCGTTGGTTTGTTCTTTAATGAATCTATCTAAAATAGGAAAGACAACTTCTGCTTTGTCTATGCTACGACTTCCTATAATACATACCTTCATACTTGAGGTTTCTCTTTACAGAATTGTAATCTTATAATAAAAAGATCTATAAGTAAATAGTGGTAATCACTATCTTCTACAATCTCAAATCCTACATTAACACCACAAATTAATTCTGCACCGATTAACATAATATCTCCTTAGATTTCACAAGAACCACCAGTACAAGCTAATGTCTGGGCACCTGTAGTATTATCTTCATCTTCTTTAAAGTTCTCCCAATCAATAACCTTAGGTGTCTTTGCAAGAAGCTCTTCGTATTGCTCTTTAGTACAATCTTCATAAGGAGCTTGTTGATATGTATGATTAGAGTGTGGTAAGAATGACACACCACTAATCTCATCAAAGTATTTCCATACCCACGCACCTACTTCAACCCAGTCCTCATCTTTAACAGAGATAGTTACTGAAGGTTTATGTTCACACCAGTGGCGTTGATAGATTAACCAATTGTCTAATTGTTCAATAGAGTTCTTATCATTTCTAAGAATAGCACCTTTAGGAGCCATCATTGGGAATGAGAACACTGCTGTACTATCAGGTCTAAACACTTCGTCTTCTACAGCTACACCTTTTTCCTTGAGGTAGTTATAGATTGGATCCTTTTTATCCATGCGTATGCGTCTGATATAAAAGTCATTGTGACGAGCATGGATACCACTAGCGGAATCAACCAACTGCGATACAGTTCCTGAAGGCTTAACACAAGTGATAGAAGCAGAAGATGGTATGTCAAATTTCTTAGCATACTCTTCATTTGTTTGTCTAGCGACATCTCTTAACCTTTCTAACATCTTAGGATCAGGATTACTTGTAATCTCACAATCCATAATACCAGTTAAACTAACACCAAGAAGTCTTTCTTCTTCTGTATTCTTCTTCCATTCAGAGGATAAGAATTGGAAGTTAGTTAAGGTTGATTGAATTGTACCGAGTATTGTTGCGAGTCTAACTTTCTTGACAAGTGAAGGCTCGGTATCAGTTGCTCGTACAACCACTTCCGTAAGGTTGCAGAACTGTTTATCACGCAAGATAATTTCTGAGCATGGATTGGTTCCGTAACTGAGAGTTGGATCTCGTCTTCCCCACTTATTTGCTTGATTTTGAGCAGCAATACGATTAAAGATTCCACGTTCACCTGACTTGGATTTAACCAAAGATAGCCACTCTTCCATGAAAGTTTCACTATCTGGTCGCTCTGTATAGGCGACTGAGTTGTTTGCAAGTCCTCTGTGTGAATTATCATTATACCACGCTCCCATTTTAGCTTCACGCATACGTCTGTCAGTAAGATTTGATAAAGAGATAAGTGCTGATCTACGAACACCACCAACCACTACAATCTCACCAATCATACACATGATATCGTGTACTTCAATTGAATTTAATTTACGACCTACTGCTTGTTTAAACGTCTCTACTACAAAATCAAATAATTTCTTAAGAGGTTCAGGACCACTGGCACGACCACCAAATACTCTAAGTCTAGCACCAGCTGGACGAACTTTACTGAAATCAAATGTAGGAATATCACCTTCCCATAGAGAAGATAAAAGTTTCTTAAATGCTTTAGCCCAACCTAGTTTGCTATCCTCTACGAAGATAACATCATCACAGTATTTTAATTCAGCAGGAATCTCAGGAAGTTTAGAAATCTCTTGACGTTCACAAGAGAATCCAACTCCTGTACCGTTCATGAGTATATATAAAGCTTCACTAAAAGCACGTTTATTATTAATAGCAAGATAGCTACAATTATAAGCAGCGATATTATCTCTTTCACAAGCTTCTCCAGCAGTCATTAGTAGTCTCATGGAAGGCATAACTTCAAGACGTTCTACTGATTGTCTCAAGTCAGTCCATGTTTTTTCATCTAGTTCTACCTTAGTCTTTAGGTACTCAACTAATCTAGACACAGTTTCATCCCATGTCTCACGTCTATTCTTTTCAGGTATAAAGCGAGCATATCTGCTCATAGCAATTACTTCTTGGTAAACACTTGGTAAACTACTCATATATATCGTATTCCTCTTCTTCGTTATCAATCTCTTTTGCAAGAGCCTCTAAGTTATCTTCTATTTTGTCTTGGAACTTCTCTACTATTTCTTCTGAATTTATGTTAAGTAATTCTAGTAACATAGTTTCATCATACTTCTTTAAGTGTTCACATATTTCTTCGAATGTTAATTGCATTTGTCATCTATTCTAGAAACTCGTTGAACTTCACCACTAGATTTATTTAATTCGTACTCAGGTAACATATCTTCAGTTGAAAGTTTTTGTTCCTTAATTCTCTTTCCGAAAATACGATCCCAATTGTCTTGTCCATCCTTGGATAAAGGTTTTGACACGAGTCTTGCACCCGTGTGGTCGTTCTGACTTGCCATATTCTAACTCCTTTAATAACTCTACATAGTGTATAACTTTGTCCAGATCTTCTAGACCATTTTTATCTTTCCATCTACAGATATACTTTATCACATTACCTTCTATAAATGGAATATTATTCTTTGTAATAAATTCGATAGGTTGTATCTTAAACTGCTTGTAGTGACTACCACTTACTTGCTTATCAAGTGCACTCATTCGTCCTCCGCTTCATCATAAAACTGTTTAAACATAAAGATAATTAATACCCATAAAGGTAATGTAAGTATTATATGTAAAACGTATCCAATAAACTCTTCCACCATAATATTATACCTTGTTTAAACAACTTTGTCAATGAAAATGTTCACGATTTAACATTAAAGTTTCACATATTTCATCAGATAATTTCTTAAACTTTTCTTCATGTTGATTGTAATCTGAATGTCCATTATAAAACAAATACAAGTGAACCATCTCATGAAGTAAAGTATCACATAACATATAGAAGGTATTGTTTTCAGTACTGATTTGTATCCTCATTGGATATGGAATAAACAATCCATAGCAATCATCAGCATCAGTAATCTCGAAGGTTACTTTTCTAGCTGGAGGCATACGCAAACCACAAAATGGAGGAAGTGTTATATAACAATCATATAACTTACGAAGGAATCTTTTATCTAATAGTTGACTCATAATCCAATGTTAGCCTCCACTAAGAGTTTACTATCATACTTCTTTACATTATTAACTTTCTTAATATTCTTTTCATCAGCAATCAAAGGAATGATCTCTACGTTATGTTGCTTATTCTTGAGGTCTTTAAACCAGGAAAGTTCAGTCGGCTCACTCGTAAGTAAGCCGTACCAAACTAGATTACCTTTACTGTCAAACTCTCTGATCAACCAGGCTAAGGGCTTCATACATTCACCAACTTTAGATCACCTTTAACTTTCAAATTCTTGTTATCTCTGAACCAATTACCACAAGCACGGCATTGATATCGTTGATATTTGCCTGCCGAAGTCATGTTATACCCTCTTCGCTGGAAATTCTTAGAGGTACATGTAGGGCAACATAGGTCAGTACCTTCAACAAGATTACGGTTAAGATGATTCTTAATCCAAGGTTTAAATCGTTCATATACTTTCTCAAGAAGTATAACATCATTACGATTGTATTCTTCCATGATCTTCCAAGCCTTTGGGATACCTGCCATACACTGTACCCATAACTCATGTCCACTATGTTCAGTCTTCTTACCAAGTCCAAGCTGTTGAGCAACATAGTCTAGCTTGTTAGATACAAATCTAAATCTACCTTTAGCTACAGTAAGTAAGTCAATCTCTTTGAATGGTGCTGGTGGAAACATTCCATGTAATAGGAACTCTTTATTAAGTGAAGGTATGTCGAATCGTTTACCATTATAATGTATGACTGCATCTGCTTCATCAAGAAGCTTATGGATACCTTCTAACATCTTCTTGTCACCTGATTTTTTAACAGAATCAAAGACCATCTTCTTATCACCTAACCACTTAGCTGCATAGCACATGACATACGATGATTCTTGAAGTTGGTTGATACCAATGTTCTGATCCCAGATACCCCACACATGAGCCACATTCGGAGCCATCTCTATATCTAATAATAATATCTTGCTCATTCTATTCCTCCTTAGAATAAATCTCTTGCTTATCTTTTGGTAATGCCGATGGATACTTTACGTTTTTATCAATCACATACTCATAAGCTGAGTACGTAGCTGACAATGGTGTGTACATATTATCTAGATTTATAAAGTCCATTATGATATTTTACCTCCATTGTTTATGTAGTAATCAAGTTCATCTTGAGCAGACTCTTGATCTTCAAGTTGAATAACACCAGTACGAATAAGAGTCTCAATTGCCAAATGAATAAGATATTCTGCTTCTTCTTCATTGACACTAAATTGAAAGTCGTATCCTCCATTATCATTTTTCACACAGTTTTTGATAAGCACTTAGCCAGTCCTTTCTGAAGTCTAACCATAGAAACCCTTGAGCTTCAGCCCACATAGCATAAGTTGTTTTACTTCTTTTAGTTAATTTGTTATCAGGATTTTGAAATAGAAATATAATAATAATGTTAGGATTGCACTGTTTAAACCACACCATTTTCTTTCTAGTCTCGAGATCAAGCTTACCCTTAGCTTCAATAAATACATTCCTACGACCAGTTTTAAAATCAGGAGTGTAAGTTCTTTCTTGCTCTGGTTGTACATATTTGTATTTAGTAGGTTCATATTTAACCGTTGGGAATACTTTCTTTAAAGAAGCCCAGACTTTCTCTTCTAGTTTACTTTTGAATGTTGGCATCAAATCTCTTTTTCCAATCGTCATCTATAGATCTAAGTATCCATAAGACTCTTGCGTTCATAATGAATTCATCATCATTACCATATAAATTCCTTACGATATTGAACATCTCTTGTTCTGATTGGCAACCAGCAAGCATGACCTTTGCCTTCTTCTCACCAATCTTTTCAATACCTTTTATGTTATCTGAAGTATCACCTTTAAGACATTGTTCGTAGAAAAGACGAAGACCCTCGAGTTCTGTTTGTTCAACAAATCTGTCAGGTCTTGTCCAACCTTTACCACTAATTTCCCAGGAGAAGTGAGAACCTGGTACTTGTAGTAAATCTTTATCTAATGTACAAATAATTGTTTCATTAGTTTGGTTAATTGCTAGAGCATCGTCTGCTTCTAAACCATCAGGAGCATACTCTGCGTTTAACTTGTCAAGACTGTAATTGCGTAAAGCTTCTAAATGTACAGGCTTAGGCTGAGTTCTATTAGCTTTGTATTCAGGATAAACTTGTTTCCTAAAATTAGTACTACCAGTTAGAAAAGCTCTATAGCTACTAGCCCCAGTCTTAGCGAGAATAGTATCTACGAGCTCATCTAATCGGTATATCGCAATACCTAGATCATCGTGTTCTGCCGAAGCAGCACATCTAAAACATACTAAGTCCTGATCAAGTAAAGCTTGCATTAAACAGGAATATCATCCTGCATAGAGATAATGCCTTCAACACCAGCTTGTTTACCAAAGACATAATCTTCTAGTTGTTTAGCTACTGATAATACATTCTCTACTTTAACATCATTACCATTTGACTTAAGTAAATCAATGGCACTTGAGATTGAACTCTGACGAACAATGTAAACTTGTTTCTTAGCACGTTCTTCAGGAGTCTCATAGTTAGAACCAGTGACTCGTGT